AACGATAAATATGTTACTATGCCACGATTATCACTTTACAAACCCGAAAAAGGTAACGACTACCGATTCATTGACCGCCAAGCATCTGAGATGTTTCAGGCGGGAGGAACCGACGTTTATCTGCACAAATACTTAGGTACAAACACTAGCAGTGATAATTCTACTGCTGATCAGCCTAGCTATGCCAGTACTCAAGTAACAAATATTCAAGATTTGTTATTCTTAGAAAACCGCGATAGAACATATGATAAAGAAATTTATAGGATTCGCGGATTGTATAACGTACAAAATATTGACTTCAATTTAAGTCAATTTGGCTTGTTTATTGACAATGACACTTTGTACATGACTGTACATATCAACGATTTCATCAAATATATTGGCCGCAAACCTATTAGCGGAGACGTTTTAGAACTTCCACATTTGCGTGATGATTTTGCATTAAGTGATTTTGATGTAGCAATGCCTAGATATTATGTTATAGAAGACGTGGGCCGTGCTAGCGAAGGGTTTAGCGTTACGTGGTTCCCACATCTATATAGATTAAAACTTAAGAAGATAGTTGATAATCAACAATATAAAGATATCTTTAATCAGCCTGCAAAAGATGCCAACGGCGATCCTACTAACAATACTCTAAGAGATTTGATTAGTATGCATAATACAGAATTGCAAATTAATGATGCTATTGTACAGCAATCAGAAATTGATGCTCCTAAGAGCGGATATGAAACTAGACAATATTATACACTTGCAGTAGATCCTAAAACAGGTAAACCGCTATTAGAAACAACAGATAGCACTTTAGTTTCGGCTAGTGATACTGGCGAATTAGCCAGTAATATAAATGCCGTTCCTCAGCGCAGTGGTTATACTGGATATTTGTTAGGCGATGGGTTCCCAGTTAATGGATACGACTTTGGATTTGGGATACAATTTCCAGAAGCTCCAGCAACTGACGATTTCTTTTTGCGTGTAGACATGTTACCTAATCGTTTATACAAATATGATGGCTCAAATAGTATTTGGGTTGCTGTTGAAGATGCCGTTAGAATGAACATGACTAATAATAACACTAGAAACACGTTGAAAACAGGATTTATTAACAACGATAATTATACATACTTTGATGCAGTTACTGCCGATTATACAAATTTATCATCGGGTGATATACAAATACACACATTAATTCCATCAGGAACTACTGGGTTATATGTAGTATTGAAACTAGGTGTAACAGTCATTGGGTTTGTAGTTGCAGATTATCCTAATTTACTAACAACTTATCAGTATGTTAGTCCAGCAGGAATGACTAGTTCTATGACACAGATTAATTTACCAACAATTGATAGTGTGCAACAAACTATACCGTTTGACGGACAATGGACCGTGACTTTCTATAACAGTAGAGTTGCTGAAAAACAAAGTCTTAGCCAAGCATTGAAACCAAGGGCAGATCTATAATGGAATTTTTTTATGATGGTCAAATACGTCGTTACATTACACAAGTAATTCGTGTATTCAGTAACTTTGTAGTCAAGTATGGAGATGGTACACTTGTGCGTATTCCGGTTATGTACGGAGATGCTGACAGACAAGTAGCCAGCATTATACGAAATAACACTGAAAATAAAGTCAACAGCGTACCACGGATTGCAGTATATGTAACTTCTTTAGCACTAGATCGTGAAAGGTTAAGCGATGCAAGTTATGTTGGCAAGGTTAATATCAGAGAAAGAGATGTAGCTAACGGAACTTATAATCAAGCACAAGGTCGTAACTATACTGTTGAGCGTTTGATGCCAACTCCATTTAAATTAACTTTAAAAGTCGACATTTGGAGTGCCAATACTGAACAAAAATTACAAATATTAGAACAGCTACTAGTGCTGTTTAACCCTAGTTTAGAATTGCAGACGAATGACAACTATTTAGATTGGACTAGTTTAAGTGTTCTTAATTTAAACGATATTAATTGGTCTAGTAAGACTGTTCCTGTAGGTAATGATACTCCTATTGAAATTGGAACTCTTACTGTAGATACGCCTATATGGATTAGCCCGCCTGCTAAGGTCAAACACTTGGGTGTTATTACTAAGATTATTACCAGCATGTATAACACTAGCTATACTACAGGCTCTTATATAGAAGGTCTAGGTAGTGATCCTGTAGCCGGTACTACGTCTTTAACTGATTTTATTGATTTATCTGTTACTACTGCTGGGCAGAATAGCATAGAAGTGTACGGAACTCAAGTCATTTTACTAAATCCTAATGAAAGTGTACTACCAGTTGACCCAACTCTAGATCCAGCACCGGTACGTCAAGGAATCTCATTAAGTTGGTTACAATTCTTTGCCAGTGCTGGTGGAACTTATGTTGCAGGTAGTAGTATGATATATTTGCAACAACCTAACGGATCATATATTGTTGGTACGTTTGCCGTAAATCCAGTAGATAACACTTCTCTTACTGTAAGTTGGAATCCTGACACATTAACTAGTAATACTGGCATCGATAGTACAGGAGTATTAGAAACTATGCCTGGATATAATGGTCCCGGTAGCTACCGCCCTAACAGTACAGGTACATTTGATGCTATTATAAATCCGCTAACTTATGTTCCAACGAATGTAGTAACAGGTACACGTTATCTTATTATTGAAGATATCGGCAATGCTAGTAATGTAACACCAGCAGTCACATGGGGTAGCCTTGTAGCACATGCTAATGATATCATTGAGTGGAATGGCACAGCGTGGCATGTTATTTTTAATTCTAGCCAAGAATCTAACGTTATGGTCTGGCAGACGAATATATACACTGGAGTTCAGTACTTGTGGAATGGTGTTTCATGGGTCAAGAGCTTCGAAGGTGAATATACTCCGGACAAATGGAAAATAGTACTGTAAAAGATCAAATAGTTTGTAGTGGTGCGTTGTTTTACGCTAAATCTACACGACGTTTTCTACTATTACAAAAAGCTCACGGCAAGCACGAAGGCACTTGGGGGCTAGTTGGTGGTACAAACATCACTGGCGAAACTCCGTGGCAAGGATTACAACGTGAAATTGCTGAGGAAATAGGATCGGTTCCTGAGATAATTAAAACGCTACCATTAGAAACATTTGTGTCGAACGACCGTGTTTTTAACTTTCACACATACATGTGTGTAGTCGAGTCTGAGTTTATACCAGTGTTAAGTGATGAACACATGGCGTGGGCTTGGAGTACAATAGATCGTGCTCCTAAGCCGTTACATCAAGGGTTACGTAATAGCTTTAGTTCAAAGACTATTCGTACTAAATTACAAATAGTCTTTGATGTAGTTGATTTAATGTAATGTAGGCTTGTCGTCACCGAAACGATCCATACCTGCTTCAGTTAATTCTTCTGTAATATCTTCGATATCTTCATCACCCAATGCTTCTATAACATTCTCAGGTTCAAAAGTTTGTGAACCTTGGTCTTCTACATCGATCTCAAAGGTAACAAATCTTACAAAGTGAAAGAAAAAATCTTTCAATTCTTGTACATCGGCATCAGTAGCATCGGTAATGCTATTGAGTTCTATAAATTCTTTAATTTTGCCCGAGGTCAATGCGGCTTTTACTTGTGGAAAATACCAAGTGAAATGCTGTTCATTTTTATAAATTACATGAACTCCGATTTTTGCTAGCTCTGCTTCATCTTCAATTTTTTCTTCTGGTCCGAACCATTCAGCCGCCCATGCGGTGGATGTGCCAGTTGCATCATCTTGTTCTTCCCAATCTGTGATGCTAATTTCATTGTTACTCATATGCTCTCCAAGGTTGCAAGTATTTAACTTTATCTAAACTAAGTATATTATAAATTGAAGGAACTTATATGTTTTCAAGAATACAGGATTTAGATAGATACAAACATGATTGTACACGATTTAATCTAGGAATACAAGGCCAAACGGGCGAGATTGCAGAAGAAGGCAAAAAAATATTTGAACAATTAACATCTGCTATCGTAGACTTTGATAATACTACTGCTGGTTTGATTAAAAAGCTAGAAAGCGGTGCTCACTTGGATCATGTAGCGGCACAAGAGCGTGTACAGGATGCAAAAACTGCTATGGAAACTTGGATGTTAAGGTATGCACCCAATGTACACTTAGAACTATTATCAGAAACGGCTAAATAATAGCAATAAGCGGAGATTCATACATGGCTATCCAAACAACATCTGGTGCAACTACAGCAAACGTCCTAGGGGAAGGCATTCCTTTAGTTGGCGGTGACCAGCAAGGCGCAAATTTAATTATTAGATCAACTAACAGTCCTGTTAAAGGTTCTGTTGTGTTTGACGAAAACACTCCAAGTTTTGGACCAAACAGCGGTGCAGTTCAACTAAACGGTGGTCTAGGAACGTTAAACAACGTTGCTGTAGGCGGGCAGTTTATTAACATGCCTAACGGCTATTCTGTAAACAACATTATGGTGCCGGCTGGACTTGGCGGTGACTACAGAGGATTTTTAAACCTAGTACCTGTAAGTGCTGGTTCATGGTCTGCGGGCATTACTACTCTTACATATCCATCACAAAACACTCCGCCATTTATTGTTGGTCAAATTATTACAGTTACAGGTGTAAGTCCTGCGGCTTATAACGGAAACTGGCAGGTAACTAGTTGTAGCCAAACTCAAGTTACTTGGAACCAACAAACTACTCCTGGATCTTTTACTACTCCTGGATATATTACACAACCTTCAGGCGGTAATACACAACCTTTAATCACTGCTACAGTACCATTAAATACGCAAAGTTTAATTAATAGTTCTTTTGATACAGTACAAGCAACTGCGGTTATGAGTACTGGTGTTTATAACGTACAAACTGTTGCAAGCACTGGCGTTGTTACAGTTACAGTTCCAGCAGGTTCGACTCCTCCGTTTGTAGTTGGCCAATATGTCAACGTTGCAAACGTTACTCCAACTGCTTATAACGGACAATACCAAGTAACTGCATGTACTGTGTCTAGTACAACTGCTACAATTACAATGGGATCTAACCCAGGTACAGGTACTGTTGGTTTTACTGCTGGTGTAGGAACTATTAGCAGTGGATATGTTGTAGGAACGAGCATTATTAATCCTGGTACAGGATATAATCAAACTCCACAAATTGCTTTCAGTGATCCTGTACCTTCACAGTTTGTTAACTGGTTTGCTCAAATGTCTACACAAAACGCTGTTGGTGTAATTCCTCAAACTATTTCAACTTCTAGTGCAAGTGGTACTGGTCCAATTAGTACTCAAGTTACAAATTTAACCGTATCTGCTACTGCTAACGGTGTTGCTGTTACAGTAACTACCGCTTCTAACTTATATATTGGTCAACCGGTTACGATTGCAGGCGCAACTGGATCTGGCGGATTGACAAACGGAACATGGTATATTAGCTATGCTACTGGTTCTACAATTAACTTGGCTACTAGCTTACAAAATGCATTGTGGAATAACAGTTATACTTTTACTAGTGCATCGTTGAGTGGTGTGACGCTGACTAGCCAGTTACCAAGCTATGTTACCACTGGTTTCTTAACTGTTGGTTATAGTGCAGTAAGTGGCTCAATTAACGTTATCCCATTCTATCCAGGACAACAAATTACAATTCAAGGTACTGTAAACAACGGTACCGCTCCAACCTCAATTAATGCAACTTGGACTGTTTGGTATGCTACAACTACTAGCGTTGTAATTAGTTCAAGTATTAATGCTAGTTTAACAACTCAAGGTGTTATCACTACATCAGGACAGCAAGTGCCTACTATGTATATTAAAGCACCTGGAACTGGCGGTGTAACTAACTATTACCAAGTAACTTATCCAGGTTATTTAAGTTCTAGTGCTCCAACCCATACTTATGGTACAGTTTTAAACGGTACAGCAGGTTTATTATATGTCGGACAAGTAGCACAAGGCTATGCAAGTTTAGGTTATAGCGGCATTATTACTCAAGGTGCTATACATCAAGTTGGTTGTGTAATTAATATCATTATTACTAACATTGGTTCTGGTTACGGTAACACTGGTAACCCATCAGTTGTGTTAAGTCGTCCAGATGCCCCTGGCGGTCGTCAAGCAATAGCAATCGCTACTGTAAACAGTAGCGGTAACATTGCTACTGTTACAGTAATTGATCAAGGTTCTGGATACTTGTATCCACCGACTGTAACATTTATTTCTTCACAATCAGCTGGTACAGGTGCTGCCGCTACCGCAGTTATCGGCAATCCTGGAGAAAAACCAATTGTTTCTACTCTAGTTCCAGCAGTAGTTAGTGGTACAGCCGCAAACGCATTCTACTTAGATTTTGGATTATCAGGACATAACGTAGCATTTTTAACTACAGGTGCTAACTCAACTGTTTATTTTGATAACTTAGTTAACAGTGGCGGTACTCCTTACCTACACGGTTTCCCACAAGGACGTAGAATTATACTTTATGTAAAAGCTACAGCCGGTATCACAGTTACTTTTCCTAACTTACAAGCAGGTAATGCTGGTACTAGTTTAAGTGGTACTGGTGGTACAATTACAGTTACATCTGGACACATTGCAAAATGTGAGTTTATTGTGTTAAGTCAAAATAATACACTTAACCAGGCTGGTAACCAACAAGCTGGCGGTACTATATACGACGTGTATGCTACATTCACACTAACCTAATAGTTAGTTATTCAAAAAAAAAAAGCAACTTCGGTTGCTTTTTTTGTGGGTGAAATTTAAGAAACTATAGTCACAAAAAAAGGATCTTTCGATCCTTTTCTTGTTTTAAACGTATTTGATTACGCTTGTGCTTCTGTCCATGAAATACGACTGAAGATCGGTGCCGCACCTGTTGTAGACAAGTTAGTAGCAAACACAGTAATAACGTC